CGCCAATTCATCGAAATAATTGAACGGACAAAGATACATTAGGCTACCACCCGTGTCCGCCGCTTTCGCTGTCGCTGCCGATCCCGGCACCGCCTTGACCGCCAACGGACGCGCCGCCGCCCCCGCTTCCGCCGCCGCCAAAGCCACCGAATCCACCGCCGCCGAAGCCGTAGCCGCCGCCCGGCTGACTGCCGATGCGTCCAGAGCCGCCAATGTCGCGTCCACCCTGTCCGCCGATACCGAAACTGCTACCTGACTTACCGGGGCCATAACCACCGCCCGGTTGGCTGCCGATGCGTCCCGAACCGGAAATGCTGCCACGGGCTGCTGATGGTTGCGCGGGCTTGGTCTTGGGAGTCTGCGGTGGCCCGAATCGCTGTGCAGGCTGTCCAGAAGTGTATCCAGTCGTGTATCCGGTCCCGGCTTCGACGCCGTTGTCAAACCCGCCCTGCTGATCGCCGATACCGCCGCGTGATATGCCATCACCGGGGTTGCCGAACGCCGCGCCCGGAGTCGTGACCCTGCCGCCAAGCGTAGGGTTGGGGTCGATGCGCCCAAGGGAATAGGCGGGCAACCCGGCCTCGTTTTCCATATATGCTATGGATTTATTCGTTCGTGATTGAGCGAACGACGGTTCTTGGTTCAGGTTGAGCGCCGCCGACGTGGTTTGGTAAGCTTGCGGGTCTTCGTCATTAAGACCAAACATACTGCCGCCCCATTGTTCTAAATACCCTAGCGCCGTATTCGGTGCCGCCGCGAGCCTTGCCCGTTCCTCGGCCTGGTTTTCAGCCAAAGCCTGCACCTGGCTCGGCTGCGAAAAGTCGGTCTGGTCCGCGACCTCTGCCACACGGCTTCCGGCCCTCATGCCCTGAACCTGGTTGATGCCCCAACCAATGCCCCGGTCAATGCCGTAGTTCACCAAGCCACCGACCGCGCCCATGCCCGCGCCCATGACACCGGCGTTGATCAAATCGCCCGTGGCCGCGCCCGGTATGCCCGCCACCTGCGTGGCCGTCTTGAGTCCGCCCCTGAGAGCGCCCGCCGCCGCGTGCTTCGCCGCCGCCATGGCCTGCGGATCCTTGGTCATGGCCCCGACGCCCGAAGGCGGGCCCGCCGGGGTCTGCGCGGCCTGTTCCATAGCCGCCTGCTGCGCTCCCACATCGTTCATGCCGCCGTCCCACGTGGAGACTCGCCCGGCCTGGACCGCCCCCGTGGGCTGCTGCAAGGCGTTCCTTGCCGTGGTCTGGGCCTGTGGTTGGGTCTGGGCCTGTGGTTCGCCTCCCCAATCAACCGACTGCTGCGGACCCATGGCGGGTGTCGCGGCCCTGACCGGAACAGGCTCGGGTTGCGGCGCTCTCACCATGGGAGCCACCGGAGCGGCAACGGTCTGGGCGCGGCCCGTCACGGCCTGACGTTGCGGTGACAGGCGCGGGGCGCGGGAAAGCTGCGGTACGGGCTGGTTGGGCCTTAAAACTGTTGGCATGATGTAATCTCCTAGAACCAGTCAAAGCCAAGGGCGGACAGCCCTGTTTCGGCGAGTTTCTTGACGCCCCATCCGGCTGCCCCGGAAAAGCCGCTCGCGGCTGCGTCGGACACGGAGTCAACCCCGCCCGTGAGCAGGTTCGCCCCGATGCCGCCCGCCGCGCCGCCTGCAATACCCTTCGCCGCCTTGGTCAGCGCGGACCTGCCGCCGCCTATGTTTTCGGCGATGTGCCCCGTGAGTGCGCCAGCCGCGCCGCTGGTCAGGGTCTCTTTGGTGGCCATGGGCCAGTTGAAGCCGCCGGTGGCCGCTGGTGTAGCCGTCGCCGGGGTCGCCACCCCTGCCGGGCGGATGCTCGGCAACCCGGTCCCGGCCTCCAGTGCCGTATCCGTGGCCCGCCGCACGGTGTCAGTGCCGCCGCCCCCGGCAAGGCTCGTCTTGGCCGCGTCGCCGATGGTGGTGCCAATCTTGCCGCCAGCCGCCGCCGTGTCGTCGCCACCGAACCCAAACCACGAGTCGATTCGGTCCTTGTTGCGCAGATATCCCCCGGCCACGTCCACGCCGAGCTTGGCCCCGCCTATGATGTTCGCGGTGTTGGCGCTGCGCTCGTTCGCCTCCTGCGCGTCCTTGGCCAAGCCCAGACGCTTGCGCGACAGCCCGAGTTCGGCGTCGGCGATGTCCGCCCGGCGCGTGTCAAGGGCCATTATCTTGTCGTAGTATTCGTCTTGCTTTTCCTGCTCCTCGATGGGACGGATGAACGCCGCGCGGGCGCGAAGTTCGGGTAGGCGCGTGGACGGCCTTTTGCGTCCGGTAACAGCCGAATATTGCGAGAGCGCCATTACACCACCCCTTTTCTGTATGCTGCGGCGATGTCGTCAAGCCGCTTCGCCTCGTCCTGTTTGCGCCGCATGTCCGCAATGCCGAGCGGCACCGATGTCAGCACATCGACCCCGCCGATCCCGGTAGCCAAGGCGTTCTGCCCGCGCTGGAAGTCCGCCTTGTCCTCTTGAAGTCCAAGGTAGCCCTCTTGCAGGCCAAGGTGGGCGTCCGCCCGGTCCAGCCGCCTGCCGCGCATGGTGACGCGGTGATCGCGCATGGTGTCGCGGGACTCGGATTCCATGTTGGCGAGCATCCCGCGCAACCGCTCGTCCTCGTGCCTCTGTGCAAGCTGCTGCAATTGCGGAACGATGAGGTTTCGCATCTCTGGGCGGGCCTGCATGATCTTGTGCTTCAGGCGTGCCCATTCAACAGGGGTTGTCATGGCGGCTCTCCTATTTTTTCGGCCAGTCGGCCTCAACCGAGTATTCCAAAATCGCGCTCACGGTTTTCAGGGCGTCAACCTCGCCGCACTTCATTGCCTCCGCCGTCCAGCACGATTCGACCCACGCGCCCACCGCATCAAGCACGGCCTCGACCTGCGCCAACCCGAAATCATGGAACGTGCCGCCCGGCGACTTCCAGCGGATTGCCATGTCGGGGTTGCGCTTGAGCATGGCATAGGTGCGGTGTATCCAGTCCTGCCCGTACAGACTCGTGTCAACCGGCACGCCCCCAACGACCAAGCCGCCGTACATCACCTCGTCGCGCTTGGCCTTGATGCGGGCCTTGACCCCGGCCTTGAGCACGTCCAGAGACTCCGGCTCGTACCGCCAGTTCTCCGGCTCGCTCTCATCAAACACGACATTATACCCCTCACGCCGCTCTGCCGTATAGATACCTAGAGATTCACGCGATGCCGCCTTGTCCAGCACGTTGGCGCGGTGTGGCTTGCCGTACAAAGTGAAATTCTGTCTGCCGATTATTTGCCCGTCTGGAAGTACGTAAATCATTTTTTTGCTCCTTTTATGCTAGCAGGCATGTGTTTGCCGCTACCACATAGTATGCGGAGATTTCGGGCATGTGTGTCCCAGCATCAGAGCCGAGCACATATTTGTACTCGGCCCAGGAAACGCCAGTGAAATCGCCCATGTTCGTGGAAATCTCCTTGCGCTTGTTCGCCTCAAACGATGCCCAAGACGTTGGTTTGGTTGTTGAAAAACCGCACCGGACCTTATTTACTCCATCCGCCCACACGGCAAAGTAGTATGTGCTGCCGTTGCTCACAGTATCCGTTGTACTTACAGAGTAGTCGGTCCCGTTCTCAATCACTCTGAGATACAGTTGATTGGCGTCGGTGATGTGAACTTGTATGAAGTTGTTTGACGGCCATGCTGTATCTCCCAGATATAACAGCCCATGATAGACGCCGACTGCATCGATCGTAATTTTTGCGATGAACGACCATGTGCTCCCTGAAAACAGCCCGTCGCACCAGTTTTGCGTGGGGAGGAAATGATCGTCGCTCCCATCAAACGCCCGCCTTGGCGGCGAGCCGGTAGCACCGGCGATGCTGCCGCTTTGCGTCAATACCAGGTCCGCGCCGCTCAAGCCGCCGCCCTGACCGGTTTCATTGCCGCTGGCGTTCGGGTTTTCAGCCATGCAAACATAAATACTGTCGGAGGCAAGTGTGCCTTCATGTTTTTCGTTCCAGTTTTCCCAACCGCCCTGGAATGTGAAACTCTTGTACGGGATAAACCACGAGGCTTGAGCTGATGCAGGTAGCAGCGCTCCCCATATCGCAGTCAATTCGATAAATTTTCGTCGGGTGAGCATTGATACACCTACCACGCGCTAACCGTTTGGTTACGGCTAAACTCGAAAATTATTCCCAAAAGCCAGGCGTCCTCCGTCATGTTGTCCGTCCCGCTCACGTTGCGCGAAACCGTGAAAATAACGAGGTCGCCCAGTGCCGGGGTGCCGCCGATGGTGATTGCCGGTGATGCGCCGCTGATATGCAGGTCTCCCTCGACCCCGGCCAGCACGGTGTCCGAAATAACTTGCTCCGTACCCGTGGCGGCATCTATGGCGTCGTCGTCGGACACGGCAACGCCTGATATTTGCCACTCCACGGTGTCCCCGGCAGAAGCCGCCGAGTCACCGGGTGCCCAATAAAATCTTGCCTTGACCGTGCCCCGGTCCCACCCCGAGGGCATACGCAGCGCAATCGTGGCATTCTCCGTGGTTGCACCATCGAAAGCCAAAGTATCCAACGTGTGACCGTTGATGGCATACTCGGTTGTTATGGTCTCGGGTCCGCCGGTGTCCTGCGGAGTCAGGGCAGCGGCGGGTATCCAGACATGCTCGCACCGCAAAACCGAAGCCAGCGAGCTGGGCGTAACAATCTTGTCCGTTGCGCTCCCGGCTGCCGTCTCCGCGTCCGTTGCATACACCGAAACCAGAGAACCGGGTGTAACGGCCTTGTCCGTTGCGCTCCCGGCTGCCGTCTCCGCGTCCGTTGCAATCTCGATAATACCCGCATCGGTCGTGGTCGCCGTGGCGTGTCTCGCGGTCAGCAATATCCACCGCCCGTTGCCCGCATTGTCGTCGGCTGCGATGGTGTCTGGCGAGGACTCCGCCACGGCGCTATCCGCGTCCCAGACGTAATCCATCGCATGCGTGGAGTTGGCTCCATACGCCAGATCGCCGTCGTTCAAGCTGGCGCTTGGAAGCGAGTCAAGGCTTTTGGTGGTCCCGCCAGTCAACCCGTTGAAGGTGTAGGTACGGGTTTTATCATCCGCCAAGCTCGGCGACCACCAAAGACCGGCGACGAGCAATGCAAGCAAAAATACTCGATTCATGGCTATTTATCCTTTCTTACGATTTGATACTCATAGGCCCACCACGTCGGCCTGAATCCCTTGGGCGTCTCGGACGTGGACACATCGAACTCCATGCGATGCGCCGAACCCAGGAAATTGCACTCGCTCGTGTCCCAAACCAGGCTTGCGCCATCTTCGGAATACAGCCGGAGGTTCAGGACCGGGGATTCGCCACGCACCCACGCGCCGCCCGTCCAGTCCACCCAAGCCCCCCCGGGCCAGTCCGTAAACTCAACGTCAAGCGCCGCGCTCTTGGTGTCGGTGATATGGGTTACGGCCACAAAGTGGTCCTCGCTGATTGCGGAACCACCGAGCTTGAATCGACGAATGCGGGTAACGTCCCAGGTGGATGAAGACGGCCAGAAATCGCCCGTGACAATGCTCTGCCTGATGGGCACGCCGTCCCACGAATTGCCGTTCTCCATGCGGTAGACAAAGCCGTTGTCGGCCCCGGCATAGATGTAACGCGCCCCGTTCTCGTCGGTCACGGGCCAGGCCACCACGGGCATGACGGCGGTACCCACGTCCTTTTTGAACCAGCGTTTTTGCACGAGGTCGTAGCAGAGCCACAAATCGCCGATCACGAGATTGTATTCGCGGTTCAGCGAGTCGTACCAGCCCGTTGCTCCGGTCATGGCCGAGTAACCCACAAAGTCGTCGCTCACCGGGTCGAAATAGTTGTCCACGCCCTCGATGGGCATCAGCACCGCGCCGTCAAAGAGCATCGGGCCCGAATAGTCCAGCCAGATGGCCGTGTTCCGTACGACCTCCGGGGCCATGTCGAAGCCCGTTTCCGTGGTCGCAAGGGTCAGGGGGGCGCAACAGCCCACGTTCGAGCTGATCTGGAACACCTGAAAGCCGCCCTCGTCGCTCTCGTTGATGAGGAAGGTTTCATTTCGCTTGAGCGCCACGAAGGTTGAAAAGATGTTGGAGCCGAAACGGTTGTAGAGCTGAGTGCCCGCCACCAGCGGTTCGTCGCCGCCCACGTAGATGGTTTGCAGCCCGCCCACGTCCTCGATCTCGCCGCGCCACCACACGTCGCTGTTGGACTGGCTGTAGTCGATGCGGCTGTGTTCCCCGCCGTCCTCGTAGTTGCAGAGCAGAAAACGGTCCTTGTAGACCGCCGGGAACTTGTAGCCCTGCGCCGGGGGGTTCGGTGCCGGGCGATAGGTCACAAGGTCGATGGCCACGGTGTCGGACAGGGGCGACGATGGCCGGAACCTGTAGATATAGCCCGTGACGCCGTTGAACGTGCGCTGAAATTCGTCCGTCGCGTCCGGTGGATTCCAGGCCACAAGCCCGGACTGCCCGAACGTCTGCCCGTCAGTCGCGTTGGTGCCGTCATCCAGCCAGGACATGGCTGTCCAACTGTCGCCGTCCCAATACTGCCCGATGAGCGTAGCGGCGGCGGTGTTGACTTCGGTGGGGTACATGGTGATCTGCAAGGCGGACGCCCGTTCGTCGGTGACGACGTAAATCTCGTCCAGGTCGGTCAATCCCCCGATTTCGGCCTTGCCGCCGTAGGTGATGTACTCGCCCAGAACGTGCGCGGAGTAGTCCTGAACCGTCCCGTTATCCACAAAAAAGCCGATTGGGGCGCGAGGCTGGCCGTCCCACACGTCCACGATCTGCTGCCACGGGGCATTGACCGTGACATGCGAAATGGCCGCGCTGCCCGCCGAAAGCTCGAACAGGTAGGCGTACAGGAACACCTCTTCAAAATGGTGGGGCTTGGCGCTGTCCACCGTGGAGTCGAACGTGAACCACCCGGATTGCGCCAAGGCCTTGCCGCCGCTCGACGTGCCGTCGGAGGGGTTTGTCACCGCCGCGAAACTGGAACCGTCCCAGTATTTGCACGTCATGGTCGAGGCCGAGGAGTTGGCCGTCTTGACCGTGAAGTACACGCCCCGGAGCGGGCGCTTGGAAAAGACCAGCGCGAACTCCTGCCCGGCCTTGTCGATGGTCGCGTAGTTGCCGGAGGTGTCCAGTTCGTTTCGCACCGCGTCCGTGTAGTCACGGGGGTTGGTGCCGTCGGCGTCGTCCACCAGGGAGAAACCGGACGGCAAAATCTCGTCGCCGCCCCAGACGTAGGTTTCCTTGCCGTTGCAGTAGAGCATCGCCCCGCCGGGGCCGGAGGCCATGCGCCCGACGCCCGCGCCCGTGGCGTCGGTGTGTACCGCCGTGGCCGTGAAGTTGCCCTGGTCCGGAATGCTCGCCGTGTTCTTGTAGACCTTGGAAGCCGACCCGTCCGAGTTCTCGGCCTGGATCAGCACATAGGATTCGGTGTCGAAGTTGGTCCGAAGCTGATGCCCGTTCGTGATGTATTTGTAGGTCGAGTCAACTGCGCTCGTGTTGATTTTGGTATAGCCCTGCACGCCCTCAAGCCCGGTGGCCGTATAGCGCATGTTCTCCAGCGTGGAATAGTTGGTCGGGCCGATCAGCGCCGGATTTTCATCCGGCATCCACATGCCTTCACCAAAGGAATGCTGAACAGAAGTCTCCTGGTTGTCCTGCGGCTGGGCAAGCCCGGCCCGAACCGCAGAACAAACCAGGATCACAAGGAGGAGGGTGATGAAACAAGCTGCCCGCCGTGTCATTCCACGGCCTCCTTGGGCGTGATGTAATCGGCCCTGAACCGGTCAAGCTCCGCCGCGTATTCGGTCATGAGCGCCGCAGCTGTGGCGTGTTTCAAGTCCTTGCGCATGGCCTGGGCCACCACATAGAGTTTCAGGGCCTTGTCGTATATCGCGGGTGTGGGCAAGTTGTCGGCGGTCGTCACGTCATCCGGGCGCTGGGTGTAGAACACCCGAAGCGTATTCCCGGCGTCGTCTGCATCCGAAACCGGCCAAGCCAGAACCTTGCCGCCGTATTCCGCGAAGAACACGGGTTCGCCCACGTCCTGCACGCGCCCAATGCCGTCATTGGGGTTGAACGGGTCTTTTCGCTCCAAAGCCTTGTACGAGGTCGAATTGGTCCACAAAACGCCGTCTATGCCTATGTAGTCGCTCGTAACCGTGTATTCGATCTGGTCCTGCACGGTGGCTAGGTCTTCAAAGCTCTGCATGGCGCGGGAGTTGGCCGCGATGTCCACAAGCCCGTCGTTGATCCACTCCAAAAGCTCGTCGTTGGACCAGAATGTCTCGGTGGTGTCGTTGAGGTAGCTGCGCACGTCGCTGATAAAATCCTCGGCGCTCGTTGTGGAATTTTGTTGCGAGGAGGCGAAGGCGCTTAACGGCAGAAGCAGAATCAGGGCCAATATCAAAGCGAGGCGCTTCATGTTGTCACCTCGAAATCGTTTTCAAATTCATCCTGAATATAGGATGGTTCGGCAGATGGCTCCATGTGCGTTTCGATCTTATCCACGCCGTCGAGCCAACGGCGGTAATACCGTTCATATAGGTTGTTTTTGAGTTGGAAATCTGCGGAGTCTGGGGCCGGAATGTCGATCAGGCTCCACACCGCGTAATCCACGGCGTGCGTATGGAACTCTTCCGGAATGTCCGAGAGTTCGGAAGGCTTGAAGTTGTATTCAACGACCAGATCGTTGGTGAACACCTTGTCGTCCACGACGATGTTTCGCCCGCGCGGATACCAGCCATAACTGTCATCGAGTTCCGCATCGGCAAGATTCTTTTTCCTGATGCGTTCGGCGTTGGTCGGCGGTGAATAGGCGCTCCCGCCGGACGTGTACGCGGCGTTGCCCGTGGAGCCGTCCAGGGAATAGGTATCGTCGGTCAAGACCGTGATCTTCCATGTGTCGTTGGCGGCGGTGTTGCCGCCCACGCCATGCACGACCACGATGTCGCCGGTGCTTCTGCCGTGGGAAGCCTCGGTTATGACAATGGGGCTGGCGTTGGTCGCGCCCGTGATCGTCCCGGCATTACCGCCCAAATCCCATACGTTGAGAACCTTGCGGCAATCCGAGGGCCAGGGGAAAATAAACGTGTCAGACGAGAGCGAAGCCTGTTTCTGAAAATACGAAGAGGCCACCTCTTCGATTTTGAGGCCGAGTTCGACCACGGCGTCATTAATCGTGGACTCGATTTCGTCGTCAGAAACGCGGGTAGGCGAGAACTCGCGAAGCCCCCGCCTGACACGCTGTATTGCTTGAGTGAGGTTCATGGGCCTCTACCGCTTTAGCTGTCCGCATGGTATTCGCTGATGACCAGGGCGAACTCGACCACGCCAGCGGTGGAACCGCCGCCAGGGGTGATCTTGATCGGTTTGGTGGGGCCAACCTCGACCTTGCCTTCAGTGGTGGTGTTCGGGGTCAGGCTGCCCGCGCCGGTCCCGGCTGCGGCTACGGCTACGGAACACGTGCCGATGGTGCTGGAACCCTGGGCGAAGGTCACGGTGTCTGCGGCCACGGTGACGTCTGTGGTCACGACATAGGACGCCTTGACCAGCCGACCGGTCACGGGAATCGGGACATAAACGTCGGTGGTGCCGGAAACGGTCACGGCTTCGGATTTGATGACGTACATTGCCATATCCTCCTAGCTCACGCTCTGCAGTTGACCGTGAGCGCGGCGCTGGTTGGTGTAGAAGCCGCCAGCGAAGATGATCTGCGAGGTCTTGAGCGGCTGGTTGGTGGGTTCTTTCCAGACCGGACCGGCAAAGAACTTGTCGCGGTGGGCGCGGAACTTGACGAAAGCCATGTTGAAGGCGTTCACGTAGCCGGACGTGCATTTGTCGTCGTCCACGACCACGCCGCGCGAACCGAACTTGATGTTGTCGAAACCGGCCTTGACCATGTCCTCGTCGGCAAACCGCTGCTGCGCCTGCAAGGAGTTCTCGAAGGCGTCCTTGAGGGCCGTGGTGGTCACGTACAGGTCAGGCTTGCCGTCGGCGTTGTTGTTGACCGAACAACCCCGGCGCAGGCTCTGCATGGTCTCGAAGCTCATGGTTAGCGCCGAGGAGTCGACGTAGGCCAACCAGATGGAATTGCCGTCATCGTCGGTCAGGTCATCGGGCTGAATGCCGCCATAGGCGGTGGTCCCGGTCTGGTTCATCAGGTCCGGGATGCCGTACCAAGGCTTGGTTTCGCCGCCGTACTCGGTCTGCGCGTCAGAATAGGACATCCACAGGGCGTCGCCCATGTAGTCGCGCAGGGAGTTTTGCGCGTTGTTGAGCTTGGTCAGAAGGGCGTCAACCTCTGCGTCGCCGCCGCTGATTTGCACCTCGTCGTCGATGTCGTAGGTCAGGTTGGTGTAGAAGTACGACCAGTCGAAGCGGGCCGCGTTGATGACTTCCTTTTTCGCCGTATTGAAGAGCGAGGAAGCGCCGAAAGCGCCGCCGCGCGCACGGGCGTGCTCAAGGGGGGCGCGGAACTTTTCACCCGAGCCCACTTTTTCGACCTTGCCCAAGAGCTTGAACATCAGTACGTTGCCCTTGGACCAGTTGTCCTGGACGTTCGGCAACCAAATATCGTCGGTGATTGCCTGGATTTCAGAAAGGGTCAAAGACATTGTCTTTTATCCTCCGGGATATTATCCGGCGGACTGGCTCCTGATTCTGTTCAAGAGGTCCCGGCCCTGCTGCAACTGCTGGGTGTATGACAACCCGCCAGATGGCTTCTGCTGGTTCCGGAATGTGCCTTGACCAGCGGAGCCGGTGCCAAGCACCCTGCCCGCCTGTGTTTTTCCTTTCTCGATCTGCGCCCCGGCTTTGCGCCCCTGTTCGCGGGCGGCCTGCTCGGCCTGCGCTTTCTCGCTTTCCTTTGCCTTGAGTTGTTCGCCGAGCTCCTGGGTCTTCCACATGAAGTAGGCTTGCTCGGCGCTTGCCCCTTGCTGCATGAAGGGGTTCAGGTTGCCGTTGTTGTAGGCGTCCACGTAGTCGGGGTTCTTCTGGATGAACTGCTCGGCGTATTTTTCGCGCTGAGCCTCGGTCTTGATGGTGTTGATCTCGCTTTGAACCTGGGGCAGGATTTCGCCGACGACCTGATCCTTGTAGGCGGCAAGCACATGATCGAGGGTCACGTTTTGATCGTTGTCCTCGTAGCGCCTGACGATTTCGGCAAATCCGGGCTGCTGCCCGCCCTGCGTCTGGTTCATGGATTGAAACGCCGCCAACTGGCCTTCCATTTCGGCCAACCGCTGTTGCAATTCGCCTATTCTGGTTCCGTGCTGGCCTTTGAGCGATTCGAGATTGCGGACCTGCTCCTGCGTCTGCCCGTAGGCGTTCACCAATTCTTCAATGGACTCGAAGCCGCCATAGTCGGGGGTCTGCTCGACCTGTTCTTCCAGATTGCCTTCAACACCGGCCTGTTCCAGACCTTCGCCTTGTCCAGCGTCAAAATTCTCAGGGACGTTGCCCACGTCGTTCGACATGCCGCCAACGTCTTGTCCAAGATTCGCGCCAGGGGTTCCGGTTGTGGATTCCATAAAAAAACTCCTGCTTGCCCTGCCCGTGCAGGTGCTCCCGTGGGCCTGTCCGCAAGGGCGTGGGGTTTGATGTTGTTGCCTTAAAAACCTATGTTTATTGACCTTACCTCTCTGAGCTTGCGCCCGGCCCTGCGCCTGAACCGTTCGCGCTCGGCGGCGGGGTCCGGGCGGCTGAAACAATCGCCCATGCTGGACGGGAATGCGGGATGATGATCGCGCGGCACAATGCTCTTGGCGCGGCAATAGGCCGCGAGTTCGCCGGGGGTCTCGATGCTCCTCATAGCTTTGCTGTCGCCGTCGTCCAGAACCTTTGCGGCGTCGCGCACCCACGGCGCGAAATCCGTGCGCCTGAACCCTCCAAACGCCGGGATATAATGCCCGTGGCCGCTACAGGCCGGACACTTCGCGCCCCTTGGTTCAGGCAGGATCGCATCGAACCTGAAACCGCACTTTTCGCACTCGAAGTCGTACAAGGGCATGTTGTTCTCCAAACGCAAAAAGGCCCGACAAAACTGCGAATTTTTCGCAATCTCGTCGGGCCTCGAAGTAACCTGCTACAGCGCAGGGCTTGTCAGTGACCGATTATGTCAAGATGCTATTGCAGGGTTCTGGACTCCTCCACGTCCACCTTCCCGATTCCGCCCTGAGAGGCATGAATGGTCAGGGAGAGCGAACCCGTAGGTTTCCTTTCCAGCCACTCCCGTATAGCACGGTTTATTTTTTCTTGCAAGTCTTTTCTTTTTTCGATATTCTGATTCATTTTTACCCCTGCATCTGCTGATACGAGGCTTCCATCATCTCGCCTGAACCAGCCGGGGGGCCTGTCGGCTGTGAGCCTTCGGCTTCGGCCTCTCCCTGCTGCGTGCCGGTGTCCGGGGTCTGGTCCTGCATCAGGAACGTTTGAATCTGTTGCGCCATCTCGATGGGCAATCCGGCCTTGATCAGCACGTCCAGGGCGCTCGTAAGCCCGCGCTCCTCGGCCAGGCGCTCCATGATGCGCGGCGGGTTCGGGATTTCAAGCATTTCAAGCAGCGATTCCATATCCATGGCGCCGAGCTTGAACAGCTCCACGTACTGCTGCCTGCGGCCCATCTTGGTGATGGGCGCGGACGAACCGGATTCCACCTCGAAATCAAACCCGCCCATGAGGTGGACGCCGAGCAGGGTCAGGGTTTCGCCGTCCACGTTGACGGGCTTCTCCTCGTTGCCGAAATTCTGCTGCATGGAGATGTACCAGCGCCCGCGCTCCCTGATGAGCTTGTCCACGTTTCTGATTTGCGGTTGCGCGAGGGTCGCCGCCTTGTCCTGGAGCGCGATGATCGCTGAGGCCGCTGAAACGCCCTGCGGCCTGATGCCCTGCTGCACTTCCGGGCGCATGGTCACGTTGTCTTGAAGCTGGAACAAATATTCAAGCAAGTTGTCGATGCCGGAAGGCAGATTGGGCGGGTCAAGATACCGGATGAACTGCGAGGTCTGCACGCTCGGTTCAATGACCAGTCCAAGCCGGTTGTTGATTTCAGACTTCTTGACGCCACACCCCTTTGGCAGAATCAGCGTCGGGAACATGCACCGTTCGTAGTAGGCCGTCATCTTGGTCAGGAGATTTTCGGCCTTGGTCTGCAACGCCTCCATCTGCTCGATGATGGAGAACCCCCACCATTGGGCCGTGTCCTCGTAGCTCGGAATGGCGATGAGCGGGAACCTGCCCCATGCGTGGGTTTTCCGCGCCAGTTCCGTGGCCTTCTCCCTAGCCTCCTCTTCGGGCATCGGCACGTTGATCTGCTGCAACAATGGCTGTCCCGTGGCGGGGTCAACAACCGGGTTGCCCATCTGATCCGTGACCGGAACCGTCGTGGGCATTCCGGTCGTAACCAGAAACTCAACCCGCTCTTCCAGCAAATCCCAATTGATATTCGGGTTTTTTGCATCGTCCAGAACGATGTCGCCGTTGTTGCAGACGGTGATGACGCGGATGCCGTCCGGGTAGCGCGGGGTCTGCCGCGTGCCCACGACGCCCTGCTGCGTCACGGGCTGCCCAAAGTCGTCAACCGCCGGGGAGCCATCGGAAAACGCGGCCTGAACCTCGCCCATGATCTGCTCAACGTCCACGGCGTTGTCTCGGCACCAGACTTCGACCACAAGCGCCTCGTCGCGCTGGTTGCGCCAGTCGCCGCGTTGCGTTTCCGCAAAGTTGCTCGGCAGATTCGGCTGTTGCCCGCCCTTGACCTTGCTTCCGCCGTACACGCTTTCGCGCTCCTTGCCCAAAAGCACTTCTTCGGCGTCGGCGCGTATCTGCTTGTCTCCGGGCACGTCGTACAACTGCTTGATTTTCCAAACCGGAATGAAATAAGCGAAGCACAGGTACGGCAAATCCTTGGTGTTGCACATGGTGTAGCCGGGCGCGGGAAACACGCCGAACGGGTCCGTAATATCAATGCACGCCTCGTTCTTGTCGGCGTCGAAGCGCGGCTTTTCCGTGGTCGTGCCGTATAGGCTTGAGTTCAGGACTGACGCGAACAGGCTGTGTTGCCCCTCTGTCTCGTTCCACCAATTGTCGATTTCGCCATTGAGGGCTGTCACCTGCGACTGCGGCGCGTCGTCTGAATTGACCTCTGAGCGCGGCGTCTTCTCGGTCATGGCCGCGACATGCCCGTGAATGGTCTTGAAGTACGTGTTCATCACCGTGGGGCTGTATTTCTTGCCCTGCCGCTGCCCGCGCCATTTGCGATGGTGCTCAAGCCAGCGGTCATGCATCCCCAGGCGGTCGACCTTTTCACGCTTGGCCTCGTCGAACAGGCCCCACGCGAACTTGCCGACGTACTCGTGGCCTTCCGGGGGCAGATTGCCCATGTTCCACTTGTCCCGCGCCTGATCCAGCCCGGTGGTGGTTTCGTTCAGCATCGGTTATTCCCTCTTGCCTTTGCTCGATTTCTTGGGCCGCCCGGGTTTTCTTTTCGCTGGCGCGGCGGGTTCCTTGCGCCGTGGCTTCGCCCCCGCCGTCGTTTTCGGCATCGGTGTCCATACGGAGCCGCCGATAAACGGGCTGCGCTTGCCCACGACGCCCTTTTTCGGGAGTTCCCGGCTGTCAACCAGCGGAGGGCGGAGTATCCCCTTGTGCGGGCCGTCCTCATGCACGATGGACACCGAGGGGTCGATGGTGAATTGCCAGCGACGGACCAACCCGTGCGCGGTCAAAAGCGTCCCGGTCTTCTGGTCGATGAAAAAGCGGTCGCACCGTGGACAGGAAAGGTGTTCGCCAAGGTGCTTGTGCCTCGTGTTCTCGAAAAACAGCCGGGTGCGCCTGTCGTTAGCCGCCGTGAACATGGTGCAGTCGTAAGGACCGCCGACTTTGAACTTGTCCGTTGTTTCGAGGATATGCCCCTTGCAGTGCGGGCAGAAGATTTTGATACCTTGCATCGCTTACACTCCCTTGTTGCCCCGGAGCAGGCTCATGACGCCGCCCTGCTCCATGAACCGTTTAGCCGCCGGAGACTGTTCAGGCTCGGAAATATCCGGTTCGCCGTCGCCAAAATCAATGTATGTGCCGACGCCGCCCGTGCCGTCATCCTTGTCGCGGACGCGCAGGGCCGGGGCGTCGAGCTGCACGGTCTTGGTGCGGAACACGAAATACGCGCCGAGCGCCACCGCCGCGAGCATGGAGGCCACGACCACGACGATAACGGCCAGAAAACCACCGATGATATTCCAGAAGCTAATATCCATAGTCTTCATCCATTTCCGCCAGTTCCGGCGGCAGGTAAGAGTTGACGCCCGAAATATCGGGCGGAATGTCCGGGTCTTCGTCCGTGCGGCCCTCGATGAAGTTCACAAGGCGCTCCGTTGGGGAGGTGATGACTATTTTTTCCTGCAAGCCAATGGGCCGCCCCATGGCGAGGTGACACGCCTCGTCATACACATGATCCTCGCCGTCCGTGTCCACGTCCTCCACGTCGTGACTGTCCATGACGAGGTTCGGAATGGTCCTGATGAAATGCTCGCAGTTGGAGCAGACAAGCATCATCGGTTTGCCGCCGGGGTCGCTGCTGTCCGGCCTCAGACGCTCCCTGAACTGCTTGATTTTCGCCTTGCGGCTCGAATCGTCTCCGGGAACAAGGTATATCCCATGCTCGGAAAACACTTCCGCCGTGCTTGGCCCCTGCCCGCCGCCGGGCTGCGAATAGCTCGGGCGCTTGGCAAAGCAGTCGCTCCCGGTCCAGCGCAAATACACCTTGTCGTCTATCCCCCATTTCCGTTCCCGGTCCTTGATGCCCTGCGCAACCTCTGAATCAGACAGCCTCATGCCTTGGTTGGCCGCTCCGCTCCACCCGTACCACTCCTTGAACCGGATCGCCCTGCCGTCATGGTCGATGAACCACCAGCCGATGGAGAACGGCTTGCCGTAGCCCCAATCGTAGGTCATGTAGATGCGCGCGTTGTCAGGCGGCATTATGGGCGGGATGACATGTTTTTGCCTTGAAAACTCGGGGAACGCCTGGCCGATGAAGATGTCCCAATCCCCATCCTTGAACGCCTTGCGCAGGTTCTCGGGCAATGTTTCGAGCATCGACCAGTACGCCTCGTCCAGATACGGGTTGTCCGTGGCCTTGGACGGGATGTAGGCGAACGTGCTCCTGTAGTCCTTGGGGCGAATCCATTCCGGCGGGAAATCCTTGTCCATCCAAAGCTGCTTGACCCACCCGTGGCCGATGCTTCCGGGGTTCGTCCCGCCCCAGAACTGGCATTCGATGTCCGGCAGGCCGGGCCAGCGCAGGCGTGTCCGAAGAAAAGTGAACACGTCGTATTCGTTCTTGGTCAGTTCGTCCACGCCGATGAACGCCCATTCCGACGAGGCGTACTTGCTCGGGTCGTCCAGGTTCCTGAAACACAACGCGCCGCCGCCCCATTTCTCGTGGAGCATGAAACACGAGCCGTAGTCCTTGTGTGATGCGTAGAGGTTGCCGAGCCATGACGGAAACTCGCGTGAAATCTTCTGTAACTGCCTGTCTTTCAGGCTCGGGTAGTCTTCGCAGGCGAGCATCCCGGCTGCGTGCTCGATGCCGTATTTTTGATGCAAAAGCATGAGTCTGCGCACGCCGAGCCAGCGGAGCAGGTACGACTTGCCTCCGCCGAGCGCACCGCCGTACAGTATGAACTTCTTGCGCCCGGAGTCGCTTGCCGCAACAGCGTCCAACTGGCGCGGTGAAAACCGCGCCATGTCGCGGTCGAAATCAAAGCTCCCGCTGTCTTGAACCGCTTTCGCCGCCTCACCCATTGTCTGCCGATTCCTTTTCCCGGTCCTGCCTTTCGGCAGGCCGCATCATGGTAATGACTATCGAATCCGGCGCACCGTCCAGGGTATGCTCGTGCTTCTCCGCCGGATAGAAATTCCAGAGCTTTTGCGCGTCCTCGCGGGCTTTTTGCCGCACGCCCCAGGCGATAACGTCTTCACGGGTGACGACTTCGCCCTGGTGGGCAAAAAACTTGGTTTCGTCGGCGAAGAGTTCACTTTTCAACTGCCTCGCCAGAAGATCAGGGTCCACGCCGTGCTCAAGCATCGCCTCCTGCATGGGGTTCAGCGCCCCATGCTTTTCAAGCACAGCCCGTTGTGCCGCTGTCAGTTTCTTGCCCTTCGCCGCCATGTCGCACCCGCCTACTTCAAAACGTCCTGCCTGATGTCGATCTTGGTTGCGTTCTCGCCATCAAGGCCTGTGGCGTTGTCGCCTGGAAAGCCGCATCTGACCCACTGCGTTGAGCCAAAACCGCTGTGCGTGGTCGTGGTGTCTGCGGTCCACGATTCAAGAGTGCCGTCGTTAGTCGGGTCCAAATAATACGTGCCCCCCCACGCCCCCACGGGCACCAGGGCCAGGGCCAGGAGCAGAAGCAGGAGCAGAAGCAGGGCGGCGGTCAAGCGGGTCATCGGCGTTCCTCCAATCGCACAACGCGGGTGTCGATTTCGTCCACTTTCTTGTCCAATCTATTGTGCTGCTCCCATGTCGCGTAGGTCTTGGAGTTCTCAAGCTCGCAAGCCGAAAGACGTTCGGTCAGCATTTCCAGCTTGCTTGCAACGGCGTCCATCCGGTCACCCACGGAATTGAGCCATTTCTTGATGACGTAGAGCGCGATGCAGTTCAGGATTACCACGGCCCCGGCAGCGACCAGGGCGTAAATCAATGATTGGTGTGCGGCCGTTTCCATCACATTACCCGTACCCAATCGCTTGAGGTTGATACATGGTCGTGCATACAGTCGGGGCTTACCAGGCCCGGGTCGCCCCACGCTTCATAGCCGATGCCCCGCGCGTAGGCATACGCCCACAGCCAGGAGCAGATCGGATAGCCGTCCATACACGCCAGCCGCCGGAACAGGTACACGTCGCGCCCGACCACCTTGGAAATCCCCGCATCGCCTGCGTGCGCCCCGATCTTGAGCACACCATACTTGCGCCCGTAGTAGGCCCGTGCCGCAGCGCACACCCGGTAGCGGTCCTCTGGCCTCGCGCGGTCCATGCGCCAGACCTGATAATCGCCCCGGTATTCAGAGAGAGGCGTGATCGTGACGGTCCAGAGCGCCTCAAGCACCCACCAGACTTCACCGGGATATTGATCGAGCTTCCACGCCAGTTCCCCGGCCAAACCGTGCCTGCCAGCCAACACCAGATCCGACATGAGCATATGCGCATGGCGGCGCGGTATCAGCCCGGCCACGTGGTTGGCGTAGGTCGGGGCCTCACCTGTCCGGCGCGTGAACCAGCGAATGGCGCGACCGATAAAGCTCTCATTGTGCGTGAACAGCAGGTCGGCGGGCTTGGGGCAGTAGGTATTCATCCCTCGACCTCCCCATTCCCGCACAGCGGGCACACCCATGCAGTGCGTTTTTCCATTGGCACCCCGCCGCAACACGGGCGTTCGCAAACAGGCGCGGGAGCCTCCGTAGCATCGACAACTTCCCCGCCCTGCCGTCCCAAAATCAAAAACGCGGCGGCGGCGTAAGCCATGATATCAAGAACTTCCTTTTGCGCCGCTTCAATGCCGTATTTCGCTTTTATTTTAGGAACTTCAAGGGCCTTTTTGTAACACTGGAATAGAGATGCATCCTCGGTGAACGTATGCCGCACAATAGGTTGTTCGTGGAACGGCAATTCATTGGCATGGCGTTCGCGGCCCTTATCACCCTGGCAACGGTCAAGGGCCTTTTGCATTACAGCCGCAAGAACTTCGTAGCCGGGCTCAATGTTCATGCAGCCTTCCTCCTCTCGCGCAGCCACATCAGATAATCAGCAGCCATCTCCGGCTCCCAAAACGCCGTGACCAGCCCCACCTCGGTGGTCGATTCCGGGTCGATCACGGTCACGCAGCACGGCGAGATATTCTGGTCGGGGAAGTTGTTTGCGGCGGCGTAATCGTCGATGATCTTGTATCCGGCCACGCGGATTGCGTGGGATATGACGCCGGTGGCCGGGTCCTTGAGGATGTTGTAGCCGCTGACGTGCTTGTGCCCGCAGGTCAAGATATGGTCGCGCCAGCCCATCTGCGCGGCCTTGGCCGGGCCGTGAGCCGGGTTCCATTGCGATGTGCCCTTGAAATCATGGCGGGCGTTGACGCGGACCTTGCGGCCATTGGGGAAAATCAGTTCGAGGCGGGTTCCGTGGTTGTCAATCCGAAGCTCGTTCTGCGATGCAATCCATTCCAGCGGATCGCGCTGGCCGCTCCAACAGTCGTGGTTGCCCGCGATCATGTACAGCCAGTCCGCACGGCGCACCAGCCATTCCACCAATTGCCACGCCTCTTGCGCGGACGTTGACTGCTTGGCATACAGCGCCGCCAGCCTGCCGATCCAGTTGTTTTGCAGATCACCCACCGTGGCGGCGAAAAGCCCCGGCGTCTGGCGGCAGAGGTCGGTATCACGCTCAAGCGCGTAGATGTCCGTGCCGTCGTCATCGACGTGCGGGTCGCCCATATGCATGATACCGATGGGCCCGTCGATGCAGATTTTCACTGGCACGAGCTTTTTGGATTCATAGACGTTCTTGCGGCGGGAGAAACGCGTCTTGCGCTCGGCTATCAACTCCTCGACAGGCCGCAACTCGCTGAGCGGCTCGGGAACCTGAAACTCCTCGCCCTTGCCCCAATCCAGCCCGGCTTCCTTGGCCTTGTCCAGGCGATGACGCACGGCCCTGCGCGACAGCCCCATCTTTTCGGCGGTGGCCGAGATGTTGCCGCCGCATTCGTCACGGGCCACCAGCGCGTCAATCATCTGCTCACGGGTCAGCGGCGGTGTCGGCATCAGCCTACCCTCCGGTACACGCGCGCCCACGGCGTACGGTCCACCACAATCTCGAAATCCGGCATGAAATCCTCCGGGTCGTCAAAGAGCATCCTGACCATCATGGAATTGTAGGTGCGCCAATCCATCTCGATCTGCCCGCCGGGCTTGACCTCGAATCTGCCGAACGAGCCCCGGCCAGCGCC